TCTGTCAAGGGCCCTGAGACTGGAACAGCTGAGGCTCTGAGCTGAGCGTCTGTCAGGGGTCCGGTGACCGTTCCAGACACCGGCACCGCAGTTGCTCTGAGTTGAGCGTCTGTCAGGGGTCCGGTGACCGTTCCCGACACCGGCACCGCAGTTGCTCTGAGTTGAGCATCTGTCAATGGTCCAGTGACCGCAGCGGAACCCGTCAGGGTGAACGACCACGAGCCTTGCTGAGCGACAGGTAGGCCAAATGAAGGTGTAACTGCTTGTAGGACATTTGCGCCATTGGACACTGTAGTTGCGTATGAAACTACACTGGCTGGCCAATTTACGGTACCGTCACTCAGGGTCCTAAAATTAGCGCCGCCTGCTCCAGGATTTGCTGTTACGTTATCAGGCATCTTAGATCTCCTGGCTACTCTCGGCGGTCGCCGAAAGAAATGTGCAACGTCAAGCGGCCCATGTGGTAGTTGCCGCCGACTACGTTGCTACGGAAACGCAGCCGTATGAGACGCTGCTGTTCACGACAGTCGACCTTGGTCGTGGTCCTGTCGAACGGGTACTCTTCACGGTAGTCGGGCGGACTGTTGGGATACTCCAAGCCTACAACTTGAAAAGTCATTTCAGTGGCTGCGTCGACGCCAGATTGCTTGAAGTCTGGTTCTACCCTCGACAGAGTCGTCCAGAAGTTCTTACCGCCTGCCGGATTTTGGGCAGTTCCCCCTGTGGTGAATCCAAATTCGCTGGTCTCGAAGTAGCTGTCAATTGCGCCCTGAAAATCGCCGATGATTACATCATGGCCAATCTCATGCTGCCAGAGACTGTATGTGGTGCCGCCTTCGACGGCCGGATTGCTGTCAACCCAAGTAGGTGTGGGAAGAGACTGAGCCGCGGCGCCTGCCGAGCGTGAGATCGGTGTATCGTACCACGTCTTCTCACGTACATTGTAGACAATCGCCCAATTGCACACCGTCGAATTGTCTTTTGGAAAGTGCCACCAGATTTCGCCGTGGCGAGACACCTTGCTGGCCCAGCAGCGGTTACGCCATGCGAAGTTGATATGCGCGAAGAACCAATCCAGGTTGCTGCTGTTCGGTAGCTCACGGACGACTCCATCATACATGTAGAATCGATCGACCCCGATCCAGTAGTAAACTCCATCATACTCTATAGGAGTGTTGCATCCGAGGATTGACGTTTCGGAGCTGACTGTGTCGTACCTGAACTTTGCCGTACCGCCCACGTAGGACACGCGGATCAAGCTTTCCAAAGACCAGAACAGACCCGCAGGTGCCGTATTGCCACCTCGAATGGGAAGCCCTTTGACGACTTTGGTCCCTGCTACGTTGACCCTGTTCGCGTCGCCTGTTGCAAAATTGGCGGGTTGATTCAGAGCAGAGTTAGCAATTAGACCGTTGTTACCGTAGATGAATAGATACGGTTGGAGTACGCAACAGCCTCCTGAGACCGATTCACCTGTCGTGACCAATGGCAGATTGTCGCTATCTGACCCGTAATATACTGGGAAGTTGTCTGCGGAGTTGATGTACTGAGCATTAGGTGCCGCGTGCGCCACGATGACGCCTGCTCCGCCGCCAGTTGAATCGTAGAGATTGTCTGCAGACCACAGATTGTTTGGATTTGCGGCAAATCCAACCGGCGTTTTGGAAGTGTCGACTCCGGAGCCCACAGAATTTAGATCTACGTTTACTCGCTGGATGCCGTCTGTCCAATACATATACACAGTGGTCAGCGCCAGACGCGGCGTGACGTGGACCAGGCTAATCGGCCCCTGTGCCTTGACTATCTCGCGGTACCCGCCCATTTTCTTGGGTTTGCCCATGTAGAAGCGGACCCAAACGCCATCTACATAGGCCAGCGAATTCAGAGAAGTGCCGTCTCTCTGGATGCCTGGCGCTGGAACCAGCGTGAAAAGATCTTTGACGTCGGCGGCCATTGTCGCTTCCTACGGATTTTTTGGTTTAGGGCCAAACAATCGCGGGCAGCAGTGCGATCAACTCGGACTCAGTAGGGATGGGGCGCGTGCCAGCCTGCACCTCCGCGAGAAGCTCGTAGCATCGAAGCCACACTGCATCGCGCCAGTCGCGCATCGCTGCCGCCTCGGCCTGATAGGTCGTGACAGTCGAGTCGATGTAACTCACGCAAGAAAGCGCGCTGTCGTAGCTACGTGCGCGTGCGGTTGCGTCGAGATGGGCTTGGATGGCAGCGGAGAGCCGCACTTGGGCGGCTGCAAAAACCTTTACCGGGTCGACAGAAATGATGCTCACGGCTATACCTCCGGCGGAAACTCATTTGATTCGGCACCAACGCCATCGGTCAGGTCGGCTTCGTTGACGACCCACGTTTCTTGCGGCGTAGTCGGCAGATCGGCGGCGTCGATGATTTTGAACGGCTTGTTGTGCGGCACGTCCTTGAGTGCGATTGCCATGATGCCGTACTGCGCCAAGGCTTCAGACGACGGAAACACCACCGCGGGCACGCCGTTGTCTTGGTTGTAGATGATGACTTGCATGCTGGCTCCTAGCGGAAGATTCCGACCATGATGTAATCGATATCTGCTACGTTGCCGGAAGAATCCGTTGTAAGAAATCTGTAGTTGGACGCCGTTGCGGATACAAATCGCGTCAGCGCAGACGCTGTTACTGATGTCTGCGAAGTAACTAGCGCGGCGTAGTTACCATCCGGCATGCCAATGCCGAAGTTAAGCGTGTAGTCGCCTGTTCCGTTTTTAGTAATACTGCCCACGTTGCCATTTGCGCGGAAGGGCGCAGATCCCGGTGTAACACCGTTGAAGTTTACCCATGTCCGGCAGAAATAAGCAGGGGTCATGCGGTCTACGGTCCACGCATTAAATCCGCCGGTGCCTGAAATACGTAAACGCTCAGCGCTGTTGTTCTGTATAACGATCGGAACAGCCCCCTCGGCATTAATTACCAACCCGCTAGTAAACGTGCTGCTGCAGGAAATGAATGCGTATGGGTTTGCGTTTGAGCCAGCCTGCCAGAGGAACGTGCCAGCTTGCGAAACGGCTGCAAACTGGGCAGTCGCAGCCGGGTCTGCGTTTGTGTTTGAGATGGAAAAGCTGCGAGCGCCTGCAATGGGAGCTGCAGTTCCCATTGTCACGTTGCCGTTCGTACCTATGCTCATCCGCTGAGTGAGCGCGACGCCGCTGTGCGTGTAAAACGTTAGAGGAACGGGCGTTCCAGACCCGGTGATCGAGGATTGGAGAGAGGTTTCCGAGCCGGTGACCGCCAACACACCAACTCCTGCGTTCGTCGAAGTGCTGTTGTTGAACACGCTGAACGCCGCCGCATCGCTCGACCCGTTGGGTATTGCACTGACCGACGTTGAGCTGTTCGAAGTCGAAGTCTGGAACATTACACGGCTGGCGAGGGTGGCGTTGCTGAAGTCGCCAAGAACCCGCGCTCCTGCAACAGCATCGAACCTCAGGTTGCCAGAAACCCCGAACTCGGTTGCTCTGAACGTACCGCTGCGAACACCGTTGATCTGCATTCCCAGGAATGTAGACAACGAATCGGTGTCGATTAGCGCCCCGCCGACTGCTAAAGAATAGCGCGACGCTACCAACGCGTATTGATTATTATCAGCCCGGTTGGTAAACCCCGTAGGCGTGAAGTACGTAGTTTCGGATCCTGCAACACGGATGGCCAAGTTGCCAGTATTCGTGCCGACATACGCATTGTCTGCAGAAATGGCGTTGCCCACTACTACATTCCTGACCGCAGAGGCGACCCCAATAAGCCTTAACGTGTCTGCGCTCAAGGCCGCAGCCGCGAGCGTTGCCGCAGATACCCGATAGAACCCGAGGCCGGTCTCAGTCGCGTACGACATTCCAGGCGCTGATTGGGTACCGTCGGCAAACAGAACGCCACCTGATGGAATGGATGTCTGAGCAGGTAGAATGTCTACACCGTCGCAATAGACAATAGCCCGTTGCCCCTGCGGAAGAGCATACGGAGACCCTGCCGCTGTCTTAATGTTAGTCGTGAAAGCGCCTGTCGTGTTGTTATACAGATAGTACACGCCCACTGTCGACGGGAACTCCACGATTGCGTTGCTAGTCAAGAGCCCGACAAACCGCATGAGTTTGTTTGCGGACTCTGAATTTGTGAGGACCGCTGTACCACCAGGCGCTAAAGACTTCACCAACTGCGTGAAGTTGAACGCAGTGGACCTGCCGCGACCCAGCGTATAGTACAGGCCGCTGTTGCCACAGATGACAAGCGCCGATTCGCCAGGGGCCAGTTGTATAGATCCTTGGCCGTCGATGGTCTCCAGGCCGTCGCAATCCAGGGTCATCATGCCACTGCCAGCGTTGACGAATCCGCAGAACCAGTCGACCCCGACCACGGAGGTGTTGGCAAGGTTGTAGGTAGCCGATCCTCCGGTGGCAATCTTGACACGGGCTCTGTCTGCACTGTTGACTGACACAGAGGCAGATGCCGAAGGGTCTGCAGGCATCGACTGATTCAACGAAGCGCCGATTGCTCTCAGGCCGGCGCCTACCAGACTCGCCGCGTCCGCCACGGAGGTGCTCGCCCCCAGGGTGACACTTCCCCACACACCTGCGGCCGTCGACTGCGACGTGATGTAGAGGTACCGAGCTGTTCCAGACGCAACGGTGGCAATGGTTCCGCCCGCAGCATCCAGTACGTTGAACGAAGACCCGCCGACGTTCCGAATGATCGTGCCGGTACCGATTCCAACCTGGCGAGCATCTGGCATCGTGATGCTGAATCCAGGCCCCGATGGGGTTACCTCCATCAAGTCTGCTACGACATCGGGCAGGTTCTGAGCGATTGAAGGCCAGCTCAGTGTCGTGTTGGCCGAAAGAGCAAAGGCGCGATAGCCCACGCTAGACGGCTGGACAGGACCCCCTGTAATACTGTTGGTGAACGGCATGGCTCAGTCTCTCCCGGTCTGCATCCGGCGTTTCTTATCTTCTGCGGTCACGGCCGCGGAGGCTCTGTCATACATGGTTTGAAATGTTGCGATCCGCTCATCGTTCTTGAGGAACGGCGCTGTTTCAAGAAGTGCTGCGTACAAGATCAGACCTGGCGCGTACTTCGTGGTCCACGAAGTCTGGTTCTCAGGGCTCAGCGGATCAGGCCTTTTCCGATAGGCCATCTCGAATGGGTAAGCCAGGTCTGGCGTCTGCGCTATGAGCAGATGCTCGTAATCATAGTCTGCAAAATACTTAGGCACGCCGACTTCTGACGGGGTTGGCGCGAATGACCTGCAGTACTCGTAGCTCCGTTCCAGGAGCCATCCGCGCTTCGCAGTTGACGATACTGTTAGCCCGATCGAGAAGCTGATAGTCTCTCGCCAGTTTTCAGGCTTTGCGATGACCGATTCATTAGGCACCATGTCCGAAGTGACGTACTCGATGAATCCGAGCCCTGACACTTCGGATGCGATCCTGCACTCGGCCAACATGATGAATCTGGGGATCTGCG